TTTTTTACGTGTGTATCGTGCCTTTGTGTCTAGCGATACTGCATCTGCAGGTAATATTACCATTGCTAACGGCGGCACTACATACGCATATATTTCAGCGTCTGACCAACAAACATTGATGGCCTTGTGGACTGTACCTGCTGGTTATACAGCTTATTTGTTTCAAGTAGATACAACAGCTTTTACAGTTCAAAATAACAAAGTAGCTACAATACGTATGCTTACTCGTGAACTTAACGGTGTATTTCGCACACAAAATAAGTTTGATTTGTTCGAGGGTTCATATCATCTGGATATCACATGCCCACAGCCAATTCCTGAAAAGACAGACATTGAGTTTCGGGCGATAGCAGACAGTTCAAATGCTGACCTACGAGTTGCAGCAAGTTTCGATATCATTTACATAGAGAACTAGAGATGCCAGAACGTAAAAAACGCACCCTTGCTCTGGAACTCACCACAGGCAACCAAGACATTTATACGGTTCCGACACGGTTCACAACCGACATCAACAGCATCTACATCAACAATGCTTCTAGTTCGTTGGTTACGTTTAGTTTGGATTGGTACGAGGCATCGACAACAACTTATCACACCCTTGCTGAGACAGTCGAACTGCCAGCAAACTCGTTACTACAGATTACAGATTACCCCTTGTATTTAATCGGTGGTGACAAACTAAGGGGCCTTGCAAGCGCAAACAGTTCCGTAAATATTTCAATATCCCTTGAGGAGTTTTTCGAAACTTCCTTGTAAACTGCCTATAAGGAGAATACCAAATGGCAATCACAACTGCAATGTGTACCAGCTTTAAGTCTGAGCTTCTAGGTGGTTTACACGATTTAGACACAGACTCACTTAAAATTGCTCTCATCAAAGATTCCCCATCAGGAACCTACGGTGCGGCAACGACTAACTACTCAGACGTGACAGGAAATTCAGACGAAGCATCAGGTACAGGCTACTCTGCTGGTGGACAAGTCTTAGACGGTGCGTCTATTTCAGTTAGCGGTACTACTGCCATCGTTGACTTTACTGATGAAGTATTTTCAAACGTAACTATATCAACTGATGGTTGTATTATCTACAATACAGCAAACTCTAACTCTGCAATTGCCGTTATCGACTTTGGTGGAACTGTTTCTGCTACTGCCGGTGACTTAACAATTGAATTTCCTGCTGCTGACGCATCTAATGCTGTAATTCGCATAGCTTAGAAAGTAAACCCCCGTGTCCGTTACCCTAAACCAAGCTAATTATGGTACTGGTGTCTACGGCACTGCACGGTATGGCGAATACTTTGTAACTATAAACACTGGAGTTGGTGCCTCAGGGTCTGTAGGCTCTGTCACAGAAAATGTTAGTGAAGCACTGGCAGGTGTATCCGCTACAGGCACAGTTAACACAGTTAATACAATAGCGGATGCCAGCACTACGCTGACCGGAGTATCTGCTACAGGCACAGTTAACACTGTTACTACAACAGCAGACAGTAGCATTACATTAACAGGCGTATCTGCTACAGGCACAGTTAACACAGTTAACACAACAGCGGATGCCAGTACTATACTGAACGGTGTATCCGCTACAGGCACAGTTAACACTGTTACTACAACAGCAGACAGTAGCATTACATTAACAGGCGTATCTGCTACAGGCACAGTCAACACTGTTACTACAACAGCGGATTCTACTACTACTTTAACAGGTGCTTCTGCTACAGGCTCTGTCAATACTGTCGGCATAGGGAATAGCTCTACACTAGCGGGTGTTTCTGCTACAGGTTCAGTCAACACTGTTAACGTTACTACAGGTATTAGAGTAGCAATAACCGGCGTATCTGCTACGGGTGTTGTTAACACTGTCAGTACAACAGCAGATGGCAGTATTACACTAACAGGTGTGTCTTCTACAGGAACAATTGCTCCAGTAGTAGTTGGTGGATTTGAAGTAGACGTTAGTGAAACTATCGCTTCTGGCGTAGGTGCTACTGGCACAGTCAATTCTGTACAAGTTGACTTGACGGAAAAGCTTGCAAGCGTATCTGCTACAGGTTCTATTAACACCGTCAACGTAACAGCAGATAGTAGTATTACACTATCAGGAGTATCTGCTACAGGTTCTGTTAACACTGTTAGCGTATCAGCAGATAGTAGTATTACACTATCAGGAGTATCTGCTACTGGTTCCGTAAATACAGTAGTAACAAGACTAGGTGCCACTAAGGTATTAACCGGTGTATCTGCAACTGGTTCTGTAAACACTGTTAAAGAAAAACCAACTGAAGCATTAGCCAGTGTATCAGCTACAGGTTTAGTAGGCTCTGTAGGTATTAGTAATACTGCTACGATAACAGGTGTTGCAGGTACTGGCTCAATAGGTTCTGTGGGTGTTGGCAACAGTGCTACACCAACTGGAGTTGTAGGCACTTTCTCCATAGGCACTGTGACAGTAACCGGCATTGTAACCGTATTTGTTGCTTCAGCATACGATAGAAAACATGTAGTGCATGTTGTTCCAGAAGCTTTGATATTACGTTCCGTAGCTGTAGGAGCAGCGAGTGCGTATAATCGTGACCGGGTAGTAACTGTCCAACCAAAAGAAACAAGTAATCAAAGAAGGGCTGCATAATGTCTCTTAAATGGCAGGATAAAGACCCGGATGACCAGTTAGATTATTCTATAAACTGGGGTCCGGCTTTAGATACAGACACAATCTCTTCGCTTATTTGGAAAATATATGATGAGAATGGTGTGTTACAAACGTGGTCAGATAGCCAGATTGTAAATGGTCTACAGTTAGTTAGCCGCACTAACACGAACACTGTAGCTACTATTTATCTGGGAAGCGGTACAGCCTTTACAACCTACAAGATTGTATGCCGTATGACGGCAAGTGATGCAACTGTTCGCGAACAGGAAGTTCGCATCCGTGTAGTGGAGAAGAACTAATGGCGTATAACTACCTCAGTTTAACCAACGAAGTTTGTCGCCGCCTCAACGAAACAGAACTTACATCCAGCAACTTTGCATCGACAACAGGCTTTTACTCGCAAATTAAAGATGCTGTAAATTCCTCTGTTCGTGATGTGAATCAAAAACATTTTAGTTGGCCTTTTAATCACAATACAGATGATATTATTTTAACCGCAGGTGAACTTCGCTATCCTTTGCCGGATAATGCTAAGTATACAGATTTTGACACGGTTCGTCTTGCTCGTAGCACAGCATTAGGTGTAGGGTCTGCAAGACTCCTAAAGCAAATGAGTTACGATGAGTATATATCACGATATATAGACCAAGAATATGAAACAGACACATCAAAAGGTCAGGCACCTGAATATGTAGTTCGTTCTCAAGACGGTGATATTATTGTTGCTCCTATGCCTGATGCAGCATACACGATTGAGTACGAGTTCTTTATGTTTCCTGCTGATTTAGAAGTTTACGACGATGTGCCGACTATTCCGTTTCGGTTTAAGCATGTAATCGTAGACGGCGCAATGTACCATTCATATATGTTTCGCGACAATTTAGAGTCTGCGTCTATCGCTCTTCGTAAATTTGAAGACGGTATCAAGCAGATGCGAACTCTTCTTGTAAATGAGCATGTATATGCAAGGTCTGTTTAATGCCTGACCGTTGGCAAACACATGCCTTTGAGTTCAAGGGCGGTTTGATTACAAACCTTTCTCCGTTCCAACAAGGTATTCAGGCTCCGGGTTCTGCACGAATCCTTCGTAATTTCGAACCGTCGGTTTTTGGTGGGTATCGTCGTATCGAAGGGTTTGAGAAGTTTGATACTAATGCTCTGACTAATGCAGATAATGTTCGCGGCATAACCCGATATGACGATAAAGTGTTTGCAGCTAGAGGGGATGACTTGTTCTTTTCAACAGGTTCAGGCTGGACACAGGTAACGGATAACGCAACCTATAGCAGCGCGGGTGTTAATTTAGGTGGCTCTGGAAAACTTCGATTTCTAAGGTACAACTTAGATGGGACCGATAAATTAATGATTGTGGATGGGACGGGTAAACCGTTTCGCTTTGACGGTACAACCTTCGAACAGCTATCCTCGCTACCTTCGGATACATCCGGTTCTAGCCATATCGTCAATTTTAAGAACCATGTTTTTCTTGGAAACGACAAAAGTCTCGTTTTTTCTGCACCCTATGAAGATGATGACTTTACAAGTGCAAGCGGCGGTGGTATAATAAACATAGCTGATACGATTACTGGTTTAATTGTATTTCGCGAACAGTTGATTATATTTAGTGAAAACACCATAAATCGCCTAGTTGGTAACAGTATCGCAGATTTTCAACTTCAGCCTGTGTCGCGTGACTTGGGCTGTGTAGCAGCAGACACAATACAAGAGATTGGCGGCGATGTTGTTTTCTTAGGTCCAGATGGCCTTCGTTTGTTTTCTGCTACAGACCGCGTAGGCGACTTTAGTTTGGGAGTTATATCGAAACCCATTCAGACTGAAATGATTGATTTAATATCATCTAGTCCGGGAGGATTTAGCAGCACAGTTATTCGGGAAAAGAGTCAGTATCGTTTGTTTGGATACAACTCTGCCTTTAGTAACGAAGCAGCAAAAGGTATAGCAGGCACACAATTGCAGGAAGGCATTTCTTGGAATGACATGCGAGGCATTAACGCCTTCGTGACATTTAGTGAGTACGACGGGTTCGCGGAAAGAATCTATTTTGCTGCATCAGATGGTTACGTATATCAGATGGAGCAGGGCAATAGTTTCGATGGCGTTGACATACCTGCAACT